GATTGGCTTTAAGACTCGGTATGGTATGGTCAACAACCCATTCGCTCGTCAGGATGGATCGGGTGGCGTCTTCGACGGTACTCCCGGTAAGAACCTATACTACCGTCTCTTCGCAATCCGCAACCTTCACGGTAACGGTAGCTGATCTTAGAGTAGTTCTAATTAAAATAAGCAGCGAGGGTCTTCGGACCCTCGTTGTTTTTTTATAAATACTTTAGTATGTCACAACCATCAACAAATAACTACCTAGCAACAAACTTTTTCAAATTAGAATTCCCAAAAATTCCAAATGTAGAGTACTTTTCACAATCGGTAAATTTACCCTCATTAACGATATCACCACTTGAGTTACCTGTTGCACAGTTAGGTGTTCCCATCAGAATACCAGTTGGTAGATATTTCTATGAGAATATGTCAATCTCATTCCTCGTAGATGAAAAGATGGAAAACTGGATAGAAGTCTATAACTGGATGAGGACTTGCAGTACGACAGAAGACGTTCCGGGTGAATGGAATGGAGACAGTAATATTTTCAAAGATGCCACTTTACAAATCATGGATGGATCGTATAATCCAGTAAGGAAAGTTGTGTTCAAGAATATGTTCCCGGTAGGGATCAGTGGAATTCAATTCTCTTCGGTGGTTGTGGATACAGAACCTGTGATTGCGACAGCCACATTCTCTTATACTTCATATTCAATAGAATGAGGAATGAATGATACTTAATGAACTTTATGATATGGTAAATAAAGACCTAGAAATTGATAAAACAGAACTCGATACCGAGTCACTCAGAACCCCACAAATTCATAACAAGTACCTAATCCTCTATAGCAAAGAAAAGCTAAAGTTGGAACATGTGTTGTCTGAAAAGAAAGTCAAGAGACGTAACAAATGGCTATACTACACAGGTAAAATGTCCCAAGAAGATCTTGACAGATTCGGTTGGGAACCATTCGATCTAGTAATTCTCAAGACCGAAGTGGATCGCTTTGTTGAATCTGATGAAGAAATGATCAAGCTAGGTGCAAAGATCACACTACAACAAGAAGTTGTTAGCTATCTGGAGAGTGTTGTAAAAATGATCTCCAACCGGCAGTGGAATATTAGAGCCGCACTCGACTGGATCAAGTTCACACAGGGGGCATAAATAATGTGTGACTCACATAGATGTACATAAGTTAGATTCCGTCAATATGAAAATTGACTGTGACGACTCGATCGCAAAAGAACTCAACCAGTTCTTCACCTTCGAAGTACCAAACTATCAATTTACCCCAGCATATAAGAATAAAAAATGGGACGGTATGATCCGCCTGTTTAACCTGTATTCACGCAGATTGTATATTGGTCTGATGGACTATCTCATACAGTTTGCGAAAGACAGGAACTACACAATCGAACAAGATTTCGATAACACTGTAGAACTTGATTCCGATGAAGTCGAGCAGTTCATAGCATCGCTCAATCTAAAAATAACTCCATACGATTACCAGATTGCTGCGATAAAACATGCAATCAAAACACAAAGATCTCTTCTGCTATCCCCAACAGGAAGTGGTAAATCTTTAATAATCTACTGCCTGGTTCGCTACTACCTAGATCAAATACAAGATGATGAAAAGATTTTAATCGTAGTACCAACCACTGGTCTGGTCTCACAAATGTATAACGATTTCCGTGACTATGCTGGTAAGGAATGGAAAGTCGAAAAGAACTGCCACACAATTTTCTCGGGTCAGGATAAGACCACACCTAAGCAGGTCGTGATATCCACTTGGCAGAGCATCTATAAAATGCCCACAGAATACTTTGAGCAGTATAAGATGGTGGTTGGTGATGAATGTCACTTATTCAAAGCAAAATCTCTAACCTCGCTTATGTCCAAAATGATAAACGCAGATTTCCGTATCGGAACCACCGGAACGCTCGATGGGACACAGGTCCACAAGCTTGTGATCGAAGGACTTTTTGGTAGAGTACATAAAGTAACGACCACGAAGAATCTCATGGAAAAGGAAGTATTATCAAATCTGTCAATTGATTGCCTTGTTCTAGAATATAAGCCAGAAGAAATTGAACAGATCAAACGAGCAAAATACATTGATGAGTTGAAATGGATAGTCGCACACGAAAGAAGAAATAAGTTCATATCAAAGCTCGCAAAGTCCGTGAAGGGAAACACCCTCGTACTATTCAATTATGTTGACTTACACGGCAAACCATTATATAAGCTTATTACTGAAATGTGTCCTGATAAGAAGGTGTTCATGATTTATGGTGGTACAGATGTCCAGCAGAGGGAGGAAATCAGACAGATTGTCGATAAAGAAAAAGACGCTATTCTGGTCGCCTCCTACGGTACATGCTCTACAGGAATCAATATCAAAAACATTCACAATATTATTTTTACATCCCCGTCCAAATCTGTCATCCGTGTCTTGCAGTCCATAGGAAGAGGTCTGAGACGCTCTGAGAGCAAGGACAGCATGAAGCTATATGACCTAGCAGATAATTTATCTCATAAAAAATACAGAAATCACACTATGCGACATCTTGATGCTAGAATCAAAATATATACTAAGGAACATTTTGATTATAAGCTAATTTCAATGAAAATATAAGGAGACAATATGAGTTCGTCCTACCGTGTTCTTAAATTACAGAGTGGCGAAGAGATCATCGCCAAAATTAAAGGGAAAAAAGGAGAGAAGATTATTCTCGAAAATCCCATGGTCTTTACTACACAACTTAGAAGTACCCCATTTGGCCAAACACAAGAAATAACTTTTCTGAAAGACTGGCTTATAAACATCGAAAAAGATACTGTAAAGATTCCAGAGAATTTTATAGTAACATGGAATTCACCTTCTACTGATGTTGCTAAGTTATATGATGCAGAAAGAAAAAATAAATCATCCAGAGATTATAAAAAGTCTTCAACAAATCTAAATGAAAATAATCCGTTGAATAATATTCTAGAAGATCTCAAAAAACTAGAAGACCAGATCAATGAGAATGAAAAGGGTATGAGTCAACCGCCTCCACCTATGGATCCGCCATTCCCTCTCCCACCCGGACAATCTAAAAATTCAATTTTCATGAGTATGATGCTTCCTCCTGATTTCATAAAGAATATGATCGAAGAAGGCTATTTGGATTTAGATGATCTGGATGATTTTGATTATCCAGAAGAAAATGATATTGGTGATTTCTACGAAGAAATCAATGATCATAAGTATACGGGGGAAGAAAAAACAGATCCGGATTATGGTAATCGTTGGACTGATTGGAACCCAGATCCTTTGTCGGATGAGTATGGAGATGAATCTCTTTAAGTAACTCTAGAGTATTCCTTTTCACCCCTTACACAGGGGATTGTAAGCGGTGTAGAGAATTTGTCAATAAAAAACTTGTAATTATTTTTTATGTGTGTATTATTATGTAAAGAAGGTAGATTTAATGACTAGCAAAAACCATTATATTGATAACAAAGAATTTTTCAAGCATATGTGTGAATGGAAAAAAGCTCTAATTGAAGCTGAAAATGCAGGAGAACCTAAAGCACCAATATCAAATTATATTGGTAAATGTTTTATGGACATTGCAGAACACCTGGCACAGAAACCAAACTTTACAAATTATCCCTACAAGGATGAGATGATCAACGACTCGATTGAAAATTGTGTAATGTATGCACATAACTTCAATCCAGAGAAGTCAAAGAATCCATTCTCATATTTCACGCAGATAATTTACTACGCCTTTCTTCGTAGAATAGAGAAAGAAAAGAAGCAGAATTTTATCAAGTTTAAATTAGCTGAAATGAAAGATGATGGCACTATGAGTACGTGGTATAAAGAGAATTATTTTGATCGAGCTTCAATGAAAGATGCTATGAAAGAACATTTTAATCTTTCTGATGATGATGTAAAAAGAATGCAGCCTAAAAAGAAAGCAAAGAAAGAATCAGACGGAAAACTATTTGAATGAAAGTAGCTATCATTAATGATACGCACTTTGGTGCAAGAAACGACTCCTCTATTTTTCTGGATCATTTCTTAGAGTTTTTCGAGGATCAGTTCTTCCCATATTGCGAAGAAAACAATATCGATCAGGTTCTCCATCTCGGTGATCTGATGGATCGTCGTAAGTATGTCAACTTCAATACACTGCACGAAGTCAGGAAACGATTCTTTCAGAAGTTTGATGAAAATAAAATTCACGTACATTGTATCGTAGGTAATCATGATACTTTCTACAAGAATACCAATGAAGTAAATTCCCTAAAGGAACTCTTTGTTGACAGGAATGAGTACTTCCATTTGTATGAAGAACCAACTGCTGTTAACTTTGGGGCTCTTTGTGTTGGTTTAGTTCCATGGATTGCAGACGATAACCGGGATCAGTGTGAGGATTTTCTTCGTACATGTCAGTGTCCAATCATTGGTGGTCACTTCGAGCTTAATGGTTACGAAGTCATGCGCGGAGTCAAGTTCAGGCATGGAATGTCTGACAAACTACTTCAGAGGTTCGAGACTGTGATGTCTGGACACTTCCATAGCAAGAGCAGTAAAAACAATGTACGATACTTGGGCACTCAATACCAGATAACATTTAGTGATCTGAAAGACAAGAAAGGATTTCATGTTCTTGATACAGAAACACGAGAGCTAGAATTCGTAGAAAACAAACGCCGTAAGTTCCATCACATTGATTATGATGACACGAATCCTGATGCGTTAGTTGAACTTGATTTCAGTTTTTATAAAGACTGCTACGTCAAGATAATCATAAAGAACAAGACAAAGAGAAAACTGTTTGATGCTTTTCTCGATACCTTGTACAAACATAAAGTCATTGACATAACTGTTGTCGAAGACATGAGTGATTTCGAAATTGAAGAGACATCGATAGACATGGCTAAAGATACTCTATCGATTATTAATGATGAAATTGATACCGACTCAGAGATAAAGGACAAGGATCAAATTAAGAAGATAATTCGTGACCTGTATCTCGAAGGTCTTAGTAACTGGGAATAATATGTTAACTTTTGATAAGGTTCGTTTTAAAAACTTTGGTTCGTTTGGTAATACCTTTACAGAGCTTGAATTGGGTAAGTATAATACTGTACTTGTTTCTGGTAGAAATGGTCATGGTAAATCGTTTGCTCTGCTTGACGCTATTACCTTTGCTTTGTTTGGTAAGCCTTTCCGGAAGGTTAATGTACCACAGCTTGTAAATAGTGTTAATCAAAAAGACTGTGTTACCGAGGTATATTTCAGCACACCTAAACATAATTACAAAGTTATACGTGGTATGAGTCCAAAGATCTTTGAGATCTACAAGGACGGTGATCTTCTTCCTCAGCCTGCAAAGGCAAAGGATTATCAGAAGCTACTCGAAGAACAGATTCTGCGAATGAATTATAAGTCATTCACTCAGATTGTTATCTTGGGTTCTTCTTCGTTTATTCCTTTTATGCAACTGAGCACAACTGATCGACGTGAAGTTATTGAAGATATTCTTGATATTAAAATCTTTAGTGTCATGAACTCATTACTCAAGACCAAGATATCTGAACTCAAAGAGTCGTTGAATATTTGTCAAGGTAAAATTGATATTGCAAATGAAAAGATTCAATTACAGGAAGGTCATGTCAACACTCTTAAGACACGAAGTCAGGAACGACTAGAGAAAAACAAAGATAAGTTGAATTCACTTATAGACGAAGGTAAAGATACACAGAGTAAAATTTCTGATGTTACTAGTGAGATTGAAGATATCAAAAACAAGCTACCTGATAAATCTCAGTTTGTAACTAGCCTCAAGGGAATTGAAAAGGCTGAAAATTCTCTAGAGTCTGATCTAAAAAGATTGGTGAAGGATATTACATTCTATACATCGAACGATACATGTCCTAGCTGCAAACAGAATATCAATGATGATTTTAGAAACTCCATTACGACTGAGAAAGAATCAGAAAAACTAAACATCGAAGAGCGACTTGTTGGTACAGAGTCTTTAATTAAAGAGACCCTTGATAGAATCAATCAGATAGAGGATAAAGAACGGGGTATTGTTCGGAGGGAACGGGGTATTGCTGAAAAGCAGAGTCTCGTAAAATCTCTATACGAACAGATACAGTACATTGAGCAAGAAATTCGTGAGATTGAAACCAATCAAGAAAACATCGAAGAACAGAATGATAAGCTAAACGATTTCCGAAATGATAAAGAGACTTCTCTGAATGAGAAAGAGTCTGTTCTCAATGAGAAGTACAATTATGATGTTGTGCACGATCTATTAAAGGATGGTGGAATTAAATCTAAGATCATCAAGTACTACTTACCGATCATCAATAAACTTATCAACAAGTACCTGTCTTCTATGAATTTCTTTGCCAACTTTACTCTTGATGAGGAGTTCAATGAAACAATCAAAAGCCGACACCGAGACACGTTTAGTTACATGAGCTTCAGTGAAGGTGAAAAACTTAGAATTGATCTTGCGTTAATTCTATCATGGAGAGAGATTGCCAAGCTAAAGAACAGTGCAAGCTGCAACCTACTAATTCTAGATGAAGTCTTTGATTCGTCACTTGATGCGATGGGTACAGATGATTTGATGAAATTACTTGACGATCTCTCAATTAATGCTAATATATTTGTAATCAGTCATAAAGCAGATCTTCTTGCAGATAAGTTTAGTAATTATATGGTATTTGAAAAGAAAAATAATTTTAGTAGAATAAAATAAATGATGCAACTTTTTGATGATACAGCCGAAAAATATTTGTCACTGATTAATGGCTGGGAAGATAGTCTTCCCTCACCAGTAATCGAAGAACACGAAGGAATACAAGTTGTTCGTGATGATCTTCTTGGTGGTGGATCAAAGATACGATTTGCAGATTATTTAATACAAAGTCAACCGGAGATAGAAGAATGGGTATATGGGAGTTCTCCCGCAACTGGGTACGCACAGATTTCTCTTTCGTACTTATGCCGCAAATATGGTAAGAAAGCAGTCATCTTTATGGCTGCACGGGCATGGGACAAGTTGCACGATTATCAAATAGAAGCACTAAAGGTAGGTGCTGATATGAAATGGGTTCCGAATGGTATGCTGTCAGTGACAGAGAAAAGAGCAAGAGATTATGTTGAACAAGATCCAAAAGTGCGTAAACTGCTTCCTATTGGTTTTCACCATGACACTGTTATCGCTTCTATTGTTAGGGTTGCTCTATCAATCGATGTTCGACCTAACGAAGTATGGAGTGTTGGGTCCAGTGGGACTCTCACCCGAGGTCTACAACTCGCATGGCCAGATGCGGACTTCCATTGCGTTACTGTTGGACACAAAGGAGACTACGGAAGAGCAAAGACTTACAGATGTGAAATCCCTTTCAACAAACCCGCAAAACTAATACCCCCGTTTCCCTCTGCAATAACATATGATGCAAAGGCGTGGGAATATATAAAACAACATGCTTCACCCGGAGCACTTTTTTGGAATGTAGGAGCTTAAATGTATAAACTTGATTATGTGTGGCTAGACGGATACGAAACTAAAAATATGCGAATGAAGACTCGCTATTATAATGGATATGAACTTGATATCACTGATGTACCCGTGTGGGGATTTGATGGATCTAGTACAGATCAAGCAGAAGGTAAGAACAGTGATTGTATTCTTGAGCCAGTAAAGCTCTATAGGGATGCATCAGATCCCATGGGTATGACCCACATCGTTCTATGTGAGGTTATGAACCCAGATGGAACTCCGCACGAATCTAATACACGAGCAAAGATGCGTCAGATCATCGAAGACTGTGGTGGTCTTGATAAGGTCAGTAAAGATATGATGTTCGGTATTGAACAGGAGTACGTTATCTTCGACAAGAAGACTGGTCGTCCTAGTGGATGGCCAGACAACGGATTCCCTCCACCACAGGGTAGATATTA